GGCAGAGCAGAACCGATGCGCCAAATTGGCCGAGAACTACAGCGCGGCACTTGCTGACGAGATTAGGAGGGGGTAAAAAAATGGACGCTTGCATGTCACAAGAAGAAAAAATCATCTTGTTGTCCGAGTTCGCAGCAGGCATCATTTGCGAGTTGAACCACGGACCATGCGACAGCACCGAACATGCGGCTTTAGCCGTCCGAGTTGATTGACTTGTTGGGCGCCCCAGGTTTGCCGCAGCCTGGAAGCGTGATTATTAAAGCGGCTCATAGGAGTTAGAACCCCATGGAAAAGAAGCTTGAAAATGCAGTAGAGGTATTGGCTCAAAAAGCCGCCGACGCAGGCAATGCCGTTGACGCAATGCAATATGCCCAGGCCGCGCTGAATGCTGTTAATGCCCTCATGGCTCTTAAGCTGAGGCAAAAACAGTAAACCTTAAAAGCGCACCGACTGACTAAGGCTGGTCGGTGCGCCCAACGCTTGACCTCAGCGGACCCGGCCCAGGACCAGCCGGAACGCCGCGCATGTTTACCGGGTCCGCCGGAGGGATTTGTTATGCCGGGAGAAGTAAGAAATAAGGATTGTTTTGATACCTGTACGATTAAGGAGTGCACATCCTATGGGTGCGAGGTTGTGTCGCCTGGGTATTGCCTGCTTGATCCTTTGATAGATCGGTATGAAAAAAGAGCGAATATCAAAAAGCCGTGTAACACCTGCGCGCACAGGGATACTCGGAGACCGTGCCGCCGATGTACTCATGGCCAAGAGGCATAACGCCCTTGAGCTAAACCGCCGGCCACTGAACCCGACCCTTGGCCCGGCGCTTTATCCCGGTCGGAATTTAAGCGATTTGTTATGCAAATTTCTCCCCTTGTATTAGTCGATGCCATGCGGGAAAGCGACCCGTATATAAGGACGATTTACACCGAAGGGGGATGCTATCGGCTGCACTTGCTGCTGAAAACAATGTGGCCTGAAGCGCGGCCCGTAATAAACGCCCAGCGTAGTCATGTCGGGAGCCTCATTGGCGGGGCGGTGTACGACATTGATGGCATTGTGCAATGGAGCTACCGGGGGATGGATAGCGACGATATAAAACTAGCCGAGGCGTGGGGTTTCGCAAAAAACAGCATGTTGCAAATTGGCGAGTGTCCATTTTGCGAGGAACCTATTCTTGCATAACGACTTAATCAGAGGTGAGCGGATGACAATCCCAGAGTATGACCAATGCGATTGCGGCAAGAGAGGGCCACACGCTTGTAGGCCCGCTGCTTCAGCGAGTCCTTTGGATTTACTGGTTAGCGATGTGGGGGATATTGTGGATAAAGAAAAGTTCCCTTTGCAATGTGTGAAGCACTTGGCCAGATGTGCGTGCAAATGCCAGCAGAGCGGCCCTGACGTGGACAACAACCGGCACGTCATCTCATGTATGGTGGGTAAAGCCCAGGCATATTTGGGGATAAAGGTTACGGACAAGCCATTATATTCTGGTTATCGCTAACGTAGAGCTAACCGGCTCCGGGCAGGTTCATCGCCCGGAGTCCAGCGAGCAAAGCGAGCGAGGTTGAGCGCCGGGTTAGAGCCCTGCGCAACAAGGATGAGAAACGCATGAAGACGAAGAGCGAAAGCATTGCGATGCTGCCGACAGACGGAAACGACGAGCACGAATGGTGCAGCGTCTGCGGTGACGACAATGTGGCAGTTGTGGTCCAAGGCGGAAGCGTACGCCGTGGCACCACCTGCCACTACTGCGGCAATACGGTAGTGCTGTGCAGCAAGCGCGCGGCGCAAATGATTCATGAGTTGGCGGCGTTGAATCTTGGGCTCTAACGTAGAGATAACCCACCAGCCGCCGAAAAGGAGATTGCTTGAGCCGCAAGAAACCAATTACCCCGAATAGCCAAATACGCTCCGCGCTCCGGCAGCTTTTTCTCCGCAGCCGCGAACGGGCGAAGTGCATAAAAGATGCGCAGGGCACATGCTCCTGTGGAAAGAAGCAGAGCAAGGCCAAGGGGCGCGAAGTGAAGATCAACGTGCATCATGTCCATGGGATAGATTGGGATGGCCTGATTGATTTGGTGCGTGAAAGGCTACTTAGTGGAGAAATGGTGGTCAAGTGTTTGGATTGCCATGACAGGGAGCACACGGGAAAGGCCGGGCCAGATTGAGGAGAACCTGACCCGGCGTGATTATCCAGCCAGGTGTAACAGATGATCCCGCAGCAAAATAATAGCCGCCGACTGTTGCTTGGTTGGCCCCCTGGTATTCTCGATCCGGTTTACTGCTTGTTGAGACATACCAAGGGTAACACCTAGCTCTGCCTGTGTAAGCCTCATTTCTTTACGGATGGACCTGTATTCTTCCCCGGTCATTTTGTCACCCTGGCGAACCTGGGGGTGGTCTCGCAAGACAATTTGCCGGTTGCACGGTCCAGGCTCCGGTCAATCACGAAAAATACATCGTGCAGAAAATCCTTATCGCTGGCGTTGAGAAGCCCGTCAAGGTCAAGCGGGCAGCCGTTACAGTGACATGCCGTGATGTACATCTGCATGGCGAGGCGGTCACGGTGTGCGCATTTAAGGGCGCGGTCTGCGATGAGAGAAATCAGGGCTTGCTCCTCGGGTGTAACATCGTATTTGATCATGGGTTAATCCTCCTTAAGAACATCCAGCAGCATTTTAGTTTGAGCATCCCGCGCAGCAGCCCCCGCAGCATCCCGCGCAGCAGCCCCCGCAGCATCCCGCGCAGCAGCCCCCGCAGCATCCCACGCAGCAGCCCACGCAGCATCCCGCGCAGCAGCCCCCGCAGCAGCCCACGCAGCAGCCCGCGCAGCAGCCCACGCAGCATCCCGCGCAGCATCCCGCGCAGCAGCCCACGCAGCAGCCCGCAATTCTTCGTTTTGAGTTGTCAGATACTCACGGACTAAAACAGGCATGTCCCACAGATCGGCAACCATCATGGCGTAATCACAGGCGAGTTTTCGTATTTCTTTGTCGCGGCCATCGACTGCGCGTAAAGACCACAGGGCATCGTCCAGGCCGTTACTATCAAGGATTGTCAGTATATCCAGCGGCTCGTCGTCCGCTTTGGTTTTGCCGAGGTGGGTAAGCAATTTCTTCCAACCATCCTCGCAGGGCGAGTGGGTGCGAATTTTATTCAGTGTTGTTTGCATAATTTACCCCTCCTTTTCAAGGTCGTTGATTGCGGAAACCACGCTGGCCAAGATAACCAACGCAGCGAAGAAAACAGCCGCAAAAACATAATACACAAAAAATTCGCACCACATAGTTACCCCTCCTGATAATATTGGAGACAAAGAACCTGCGCCGAGACACCGGACAGGCAGTAAGAAACGGTTTGAAACAGGCGGCCATGAAACCATACAACGTGCAGCGAGTACGTCCCTGTGTTGCTCTGTGTTGAGAATTTCATGGTTTACTCTTGCCCGGTATAGGCTCCGGGCTGGCCGTGGGGGTTAATTTGCTTCTAAAAGGGTTTTAACAAAAGCCCCAAAGGCGCTGGCCGATGATTCCTCGGCCTTAATCGCGAGGATGCCACGGAAAAATTCATAGTCTTCCGGGGCAGCGATAACCGGGACAAGGTCGTCGATGATTTTCTCAATTTGCATGGCGTTGAGTTTAAATGCTGCGTGCATGGTCTCTCTCCTTGTTATGGTCAGCTATATGCTTCCCTTTGATTATATTCTTACATCTATTGGGTGTTAAGTCAAGAATAAAAATGCAACCTGTGAAAATATTTTTAAAACAGAACTTGCTAGTATGATTACACGGTGTTACAATGTTTTAAATGGAGCGATCATGGTTAGAGAGTGTGAGATATGCGGGAAGAGTCTATCGCGGTACAACACCGGGACAGCCTGCTATTGTCATTCGCATAACCCAGACGACCCAGAAAACATAGAACCACCTACCGCGATATGCACCAGCCGGACGTGTTATGGTTTTGAGCAAGCGTATCAAGACTACTATGGATTTGGGAGCAATAGGGGGAGATAATGAAAAAGCTCGCAACATGGGTAATACTTTTTTTCACGGTGCTGTTCGGCAGCTGCTCAACGGCGGCGGCTGGTAACTGGCGGCAGGCCAACGAAACAATCGAGCGTAGCGGCTTTGATGATGTTGTCCACGCAGGGGTAGGCCTGGGCGTATCGTATCTGGTCCACAAGTACTCGGGGCTTACCGGACGGAAGGCAGATGTGGTGGGGATACTGGCGGCAATCGCGGTCGGGACGGCCAAGGAGTTGACGGACAAACACTTCGATGCTGGCGACGTTGCGGGTTATGGGATCGGCGCGGGGATTGGGTGCGTGCTGACTTGGGAGTTTTAATCATGTCAGAGAATGCGGCAATAAGGTATCTCAATTCACACGGCAAGCGCGATGGGTTAACGGACAGGGCTAGGCTAGTTTTTGATAGTTGCATAAATGTCAGCCAGCTAACCATGGCTATGAGTTATGCGAGACGGTGCGCAACAAAGCAGCAACCGCCCAAAGTTGCATATAATTGGTTTCTGGGTGTGAGTTGGGGGTGGATTTACGAGCAGGAAATGTTGTACGCATATGAGCGGGCGCGAATATGGTTGACGCGCAAGAGGTAAAAAAGTGATATATCTTATCCTCCTATATTTTGTGTATCTTTGGGTGTGTCCTGATAGGACTTATAACCGGCCCCGTGTCTGACCATGCCCGAATACAAACTAGCAAAAATATTATGGCGAGTGGCGAAAATGCTTGCAACTTTGCTCGAAAAGGAGTATGGTTTTATCAGTTCGCAAGAAAGCTATATAGGGCATCGTAAAATAGGCAAATAAGCGCCGCGCCTGTTAGGCCCCGCGCGATAAATAACGAGTTGCGCTACCAAGCCCCGCTCTGCTGCTGGAACAATCCAGTGGTAGGCCGGGGCTTTTTGTTTTGGAGAAAGAGGCGTGGCAAAGACGCAAGTAGAGAAACATCCACTAATGGTCAATGCCCATTCATGGGACCAGCCTGCCGTCATGGATTATATCTGCGAACAGATTGCATGTTCGTCCAACGGGCTGTATACGATTCTTGGGGCAGGTTATAACGGGCTGTCTCTCCCAGACTACACGACAATAGACAGGTGGCTGACGGCAAGTGAGGAGTTACGCCAGAGATACGCGAGGGCGAAAGAGGCCCAGGCTGATTACATGGCCGATGAAATGATGCAGATTGCCGACAACACCACCGACCCGCAAAAGGCCCGACTGCAACTTGATACGCGAAAATGGCTGGCTGCAAAGCTCAAGCCCAAGAAGTACGGGGATAAGCAGACAGTAGAGACCACCGGGCCAGATGGCGGACCGCTGGCCATATATGCCACGCTGACGGACGCGCAACTGATGGCGATAGCGGCAGGGGTGCAAAAAAAGTGATCGAAATGGAGCAGTTTTCCAAAACCAAAAAAGTAGTAATATTAGTTACTTGTTTTTTTGATGTGTCCCGAAACGCGGGGAAAATACTTTTAGACATGTTAGGATCAGAAAAATAATGGCACGAGCATTATCACCACAACAAGCAGCATCTATTTTGCTTGAGCGGCGCAAAGCGCGGGCGGACCTAACGGTTTTTGCCTCTCGTGTGCCTGTGCCTGGTTGTCCTGCGGATGATCCAGCCGATGACGCGGTATTGCCCTTGATCGAGACAGAGCAGGCAGAGCATCACCGGCTAATACTCCGGGCAATGCAAAGGACAATGGAGACGCGGCATGGCCGTCTGATGGTTATGGCCCCCCCTGGCTCGGCGAAGAGCACCTATGCTACAGTTGTCGCCCCCTCGTGGTATCTGGGAAAACATGCTGACCGCCGGGTGATCCTGTCCAGCTACGGGGAAGATCTCGCCCGTAGGCACGGACGGCGGACCCGGCAGTTATTGGGGTCAACAGAGGCGCAGGGGATTTTGCAGACCACTATCAGGTCAGACAGTCGGGCGGCGGATGATTTTGCCCTGAAAAACGGATCGGAGTATATCGCTGTTGGTGTGCTGGCAGGTATCACCGGCACCCGAGCACATGGGATTGTGATTGACGACCCGGTCAAGGGTAGGCAGGACGCAGACTCCCAGACCGTGCGTGACAGAGTGTGGGCTGCGTATCAGGACGATCTTCTAACCCGGTTGATCCCCGGCGGCTGGGTTGTGGTGATAATGACCCGCTGGCATGAGGATGATCTCGCGGGCCGCATCCTCCCGGCAGATTGGGGCGGAGAGTCCGGGCTGATAGAGTGCCGTGATGGCAATGCGTGGGAGGTACTGTGTCTCCAGGCAGAGTGTCAGCACCCGGCATCTGACCCGATGGGACGCGCCGCCGGGGACATGTTGTGGCCCGAGTGGTTCAGTGGTCGGCATTGGGGGCAATTTCGGAGCAACCGGCGAACATGGTCGAGTCTGTACCAGCAGCGGCCAGCCCCAGACGAGGGCATATTGTTTCGCCGGGAGGATATGCCGATGTACTCAACCAGGCCGCACATACTACGGATTATAGGGGCGTCTGACTACGCGTGTACACCAGATGGTGGAGATTGGACAGAGCACGGGATAGCGGGGATTGGTGAGGACGGCAGCATGTACCTCCTGGATTGGTGGCGGGGGCAGACAGGGCCGGAAGTTTGGATCGAAAAAATGCTGGACATGGTGGCAGACTGGCGGCCTCTGTGCTGGTTTGGTGAGTCTGGACCGATACGCCGCTCAATAGAGGGCACGCTGAAACGCCGGATGGCAGAGAGGCAATGCGCGTGCCGGGTGGAGTGGATGGCGAGCGCAACAGACAAGGCAAGCCGGGCTCAATCAATTATAGGGCTAGCCGGGATGGGCAGGTTGTGGTGGCCGAGTGGTAAGGGATGGACGGCAGAGCTGCAACGGCAGTGTTTGGTCTTCCCGGCTGGCAATCCCGATGATGGGGTAGATGTTCTCTCGCTGTTGGGCAGGGGGATGGATATGCTTGGGGCGGCATTTGTTAAGCCACCCATTAAGCCCCCCCCGATATTAAGGCCGCACGGATTAAGGAGATAATGATGATCAAACGCATTTTGTTTTTACTGGCATTTGTGATGATTGCAGGGCAGGCCACCGCCGCGATGGTCTGCGTGGACGGCAAAGCCGATGGCACGGTTCCCAAAGGGGCCTACTCCTCTAACCGGCAGGTGGTCCGCTTATACGCGACATGTACCCACAACACCACCCCTGGTACAGCAGTTGATACTCTCCCGGATAACATGCAGGCCGCGATTGATAACGGATACACAGTCACCAGGTTTTCTATCCTCCCTGGTGCAACCGGGCCGACTGACAACAGCGATTTGCAAATTCTGGATGCGGACGGATTGACGGTTATCGCGGCGGCTGGTAACGGGGCAAATGTCATCGACAACACGGCAAAAACCAGTGTGCTATATGGGGATGGACCGACTCCCGGCAGCACCAACTTTAACCCGGTTGGGGACGGTAGCCCCTGGACAATTACCGTCACAAACAACGCGGTAAATAACAGCTCGTGGACACTGGTGATGCAGGCAATCCGTAACGGTGGGGATAACCGGTAATGGCGCTTGATCTAGCCGAAATAAAGCGCCTGCACGATAAGGCATATCAGGCCGGGCAAGTCACTCGTCAGCGTGCGGCTGATGATATGGTGTTCTATTTTGTCACCCAATGGAATCAAGAGCTACTTGATGATACGCAGCTTACCTACCGGGGCGAGTTTAACATCCTGAAAAAAGCAGGGCGGCAAATTCTTTCCGATCTTGCCGAGAACCCCGTTCAGGTCGATTTTGAGCCAGTGGATGAGACACGGGACGATGCTGCCGAGTTGCTGGATGGACTGTACCGCACCGATGACAACGCCAACACCTCATTGAACGCATATGCCAACGCAATGCAGGAAACCGTTGTCTGTGGCGTGGGGGCGTGGATGCTGTTCACTCGCTACGAGAGCAACCGGGCGGGCAACAAGCGGCAAGTAATCGATCGCTGGCCGATCTTCGAGGCAAACAACAGCGTCTTTTGGGACCCAGGCGCACGGCTGATGGATAAGTCCGATGCCGATTATGTATCTGTTCTGTGCTCGTATTCGGAGGACGGTTACAAAAAGCTGGTTAAGGAACTGACCGGGGAAGAAGTCACCAACGTCGCAGAATCATTCAAGCACCCGGAGCAATCCTATACGTTCCCATGGTATCTGAAGGGCAAAACTGTCTATGTCGTTAAGTTTTACCACAGGGAGAAGGTTGACGTAAAAATCCTGACCATGCTTGATCCATTTGGGCAGACGCTGGAGCTGGCTGAATCTGAGCTATCCGATGTGATGGATGAAATGCTCGATGAAGGGTACACCATCGAGAGCGAACGAGAGATTGAGCAGTATCAGGTTACAGAATATATCTGCTCGGGTTGCGAAATTCTTGAATCAAAGGTGATTGCAGGGCAGCATATCCCGATTATTCCAGTTTATGGGGAACGGGCCTATGTTGAGGGCGAAGAGCATTATGAGGGAGTAACCAGGCTAGCAAAAGACCCGCAGATGTTGCGTAATTTCCAAATGTCCTACCTGGCCGACATTGTGTCTCAGTCTCCCCGCGAGAAGCCCATATTCCTGCAAGAGCAGATCGCTGGATTTGAAGATTACTATTCAATGAGCGGGGCGGATAATAATTACGCCTACTTGCTGCAAAACCGAAAGGCGCTAGATGGCACCGACCTACCCATTGGCCCTATTGCCATGTTGCCAGCCCCGCAAGTACCACCAGCCCTGGCCGGATCATTGGAGTTGTCGCGCCAGGCGGTGGAGGATGTAGCAAACCCTGGAATCCCGCAGGATATTGCCGACCCTGATTTGTCCGGCAAGGCAGTTCTCGCTTTGGAGCGGCGGCTTGATATGCAGTCCATGGTATACCAGGAGCACTACAAGCACGCAAAAAGGCGGGATGGCCAGGTTTATGCCTCAATGGCGGCAGCAGTGTATGATGTGCCCCGAAAAATCAAAATGACGTTACCAGATGGCACCACCAAAGAATCAATGGTGATGCAGACAGTCATCGACAAAGAAACCGGAGACCTCGTAACGCTCAACGATTTAAGCAACGCAGAGTTCGAGGTGTATAGCCAGATCGGCGCAAGCTATAGCAGCAAGAAAGAGCAGACCATTGACCGACTGCAAGAATTGATTTCTACCGTGCCGGAAGGAGACCCGCTCCGCAAGGCGTTGTATCTCAAGATGCTGACCTTGATGGATGGCGTGAACTTTGACGATATCCGGGAATACGCCAACAAGCAACTTGTTCTCCAAGGCTTCAAGACCCCAGAGACCGATGAAGAGAAGCAGCTACTTGAAGAATCGCAGAAGAATCAGGCCCCAGATGCCGCAATGGTCCTTGCTATGGCCGAGGACAAGAAGGGCGAGGCCCAACTCCTGGAGCAGCAGCGCAAGGGCATAGAAATGCAACTTGAGGCGGCAAACGAGAAGCTGAAACGGTTGATTGAGTCTTTTGATTCTCAAACAAAAAGGTTTGATGTGCAAGTGAACGCCGCAGTAGCGGATGCGCAGATTGAGAATACGCGAACTGACACTTTTGCAAAGCAGATCGAAGCCGCAGCAAACGAGATTCCTTTGCGCGACCCTTACGAGATGAGCACAGAGGAGCTTTTTTCAGAGTTACAAGCCGGGTAATCCCGGTGTCCCTAGCTGGCGGGGAGTATGCCAGCAACCCTAACTGACGGGGCGTAAGTCAGGACAACCGAACTGTAGGAGAAAACAGGATGCCAGACGAAGAAGAAGTAGCAGTAGACGTAGAAGTTGAGGAAGCCGTTGCAGATCAGGACGTGGCCGAAAATGAAGGCGCCGGACAGGACACCGAAGAACACGACCAGGGAGACCCCGATTTCGAAGCCGAGTTTTGGCAGAACTTCGACAAAGACGAGGCAGACGAAAGTGTTCCGGTAGCATCCCATATTCGGCTGAAAGAAAAGCTGAAGGGCCGGATTAAAGAGCGCGACTCCGAAATTGATGAGTTGCGCCGGGAACTGGCCGAAGTTAAGGCCGGACGTATCGCGCCCACTGCAACACTGAAGCGCCCACGGGTCGAAGAGTTCGACACCGACGAAGAGTTTGAAACGGCACTTGACCAATACGAGGAGCATCGGCTTTCTCAGTTGGCAGGCCGAACAAATCAGGCAGAGCAGCTCAAGAAGCAGAAGGAAGAAAGAACTGCCTCTGTTGATTCGCACTATAAGCGCGCCGATGAATTCGTATCGAAGTACGGAATTGCCCCGGAGAAGTACAAGAGCGCAGACGAGTCGATCAGGAAAACGATTGACGTCGTAATACCTGGGCAGGGGGAGGCCATTACTGACCACCTTATTTCGCTGCTTGGTGAAGGATCGGAAAAGGTTTTGTTCCGTGTTGGAGCGAGGCCGGAAATACTGCGTGAGTTCCAGTCTTTGCTTGCAGAAGACAAGACCGGCCTTAAAGCAGGCATTTTTCTTGGAAAACAAATGGAATTAGTCACTAACCCAAAAAAGCGGACCACCAACGCCCCGCCGCCATCTCGCCAACTGAAAGGCGATGCTGCCCCGAACGCGAACGCCGCCGCCCTGAAGAAGGTGTATCAGGAGGCTCACAAAAGCGGCGACACGCAAAAGGCTTACAGCGCCAAGAAGCAGGCAAGAGCGGCAGGCGTGAATGTGTCCACATGGTAAATAAGGAGTAGTCACCATGGCATCATTGACCACCGGCAAAGTCGCCGAAGTAATGTTTGAAAAGTTTATCGAGACCTATGACCAGCAGACCGACTTGCTGGACAAGGTAAATTTCCATGAGCCTGACGGGGAGCAGATGCAGAACAGCTCCAACGTCATCTGGACCCCTGTTCAGCAGCACGCCCCGGTAATTTCTGGGTGGGACGTTTCCAACCAGGAGACAGGCATCATCCAGGAGACCTACCCCGCAGTTCTCGGCACCCCGTCCAACGATTGGGTAGAACAGCGGGCAGACGATATGCGTACCGAACGGTTTTGGGCTGACCGCGCCAAAGTATCCGCCCGGAAGCAGGCCATGTACCTGAACACGCAGATCGCAAGTTCCATCAAAAACCAAGGGTCTCTGTTTTATCGGTCCAACGTGGATTCCGGCTATGAGTTTATCGCTGAAGCCCAGGCCATGATGAACGAGCGGCAGCTGATCGACAATGGCCGGACCTTCATTCTCAATGATCGGGACCAGTTGCATTTTTCCAAAGACCTTGCCGCACGGCAGACCTTGCAGGGCCGCCCGGATGAGACTTGGAAGAATGGGCAGATCGGAAAGAATATTGCCGGGTTTGATCTGTTTACCGGCTCTTATTTGCCGAACATCACCGGTGCCGCTGATCCCGCTGTTACCGTAACCGGCGATCAGAGCTTTGCGCCGCAGGCAGGGTCCGTAAACGCGACCACCCTTGTCGTTACCAACGTCGATTACCGCGAGGCTTCGATTGTTGTCAATGACAGCTCTCTCCTGGCCGTAGGCGATAAGATCACCATCGAAAACTCCGGTGTTCCTGTCTACGCCCTTGGTAAGGGCGACAAGACCAACACCGGCCAGGCCATGATTTTCACGGTTATCGAGTTGACCGACTCGACCCATATCAAGGTATACCCGAAACCAATTGCCGCCGATGATTCCAGCTTGTCTGTGGTTGAGGCCGCATACGCCAACATCGACACACAGATCTTGAACGCCGCCACCGTCACCCGGCTGAACACCGATGCGTCGAACAAGGTCAATTTGTTCTTTGACAAGATGGCTGTTGAGGTCATCGGTGGCACCATTCCGGCCAGCCTGTTCAGCCAGTTCAACACTGCTAAGGTGCTGAGTGACACCATGAGCAACGGCTTGGGCGTATATCTGCTGTATGACGGCAACATTGCCACCATGAACTTCCGGTTCCGGCTGTTCACCTGGTGGGGCGTAACCATTGCCGATCCGTCAAATTGCGGCTGTGCTGTAACCTACTAACCAACGCGGGGGCCTAGTGCCCCCTCTTTACCAAAGGAGTAAACGATATGTCCCGTATTTTGAGAATGGGTGAACTTTATCACCGAAACGACGCAGATGCCACCGATGATCTGAACACCACATGCGCCGCTGATGTTTTGGCTATCCCTGTAACACACGCCTATGTTGCCAAAACGACCGGCGGCGATGCTGAAGCCTTGACCCTGGCTGATGGCGTACCTGGTCAGGTGCTGGTTATCAATCTGACCACGGACGGCGGCGGCGATGGCACCCTGACCCCGGCCACCAAGACCGGATTTTTGACCATCGTCTTTGCCGATGCACAGGATCAGGCCGTCTTGCTGTATGTTGATGATTCTATCGGCTGGATTCTGATTGGCGCGAAAGGCGCAACTCAACCGCCTGTAACCACCTAATCCTTGATGCTTTAAGCATCCTGAACAAAGGAGCAAGAAATGCGTAAAACAAGAGATTTTTACCATACCGGGTTGCAGACCTCCAGGAGTCAGATCCAGGCAGCATTGAACCTGACGGGACCTGGCGATATCTGGTTTGTCGATTACCGAAACGGCAATGATGCCAATGGTGGTCAATCATGGTCCGATGCTTTCAAAACCTACTCGGCAGCTGTCGCCGCAGCCACCGACAACAACAACGATGTTATCCTGATCGATGGCGACTCTACCGTTGTTGAGACGGCAATGGTTTCTATCACCAAGAACCGCCTGCATACCATCGGTATCAACGGAATGCTCGGTCACTACGGCCAGGGGGCAAAGATTTCTTGTGCCGCCTCTTCTGGGGCCGCCAACATTGCCACGGTGCAGAACACCGGCATCCGCAACACCTTCATGGGTATCAAGTTCATCGGCAGTCACACCGTTACAGAGGGGATTTACGCTGTTGCCGAGGGCGGGGAGTTTGCCCGGTATTTCAACTGCGAATTCTACAAAGACACCGACCTTGACGCAACAACCGCCGCCGAACTGTTGCACAACGGTGACAGCGCCATGTTTTACGACTGTACGTTTGGGTCTACGGCAAATATCGTGGCTGATAATTGCATCCGCCCGAATGTGAAAGTCACGGCTACTCTGGCCGGCAAGAAATGCAGGGACACCTATTTTGAGAACTGCCTGTTTTTCTCCAAGGCAGGTGGTACCGAACATGTCGCGGTATACGGTGCGAACGCCACGGATGTTGAAAGAATGTTGCTGATGAAGGATTGCACCTTTGTAAATAATATCCTTTCGGCAGCTACTCCTGCCCACGCGGTAGGTTTTGGCGCGGCACAGACCGAGGGTGTGGTTATCTTGAAGAACTGCACCTCTGTAGATCATACCGTTATGGCGCAGGCCGCTGTTGGCATCTATGTTGATGGTGCAGTCCCCACGTTTGCAACTTCTGGCGTATCGGTCGCCAGCTAATCACCGGGGGCCAGGGGGGACTAAAAACTCCCTGGCCCCATTGGAGGATATAATGTCAGTCATATTGTTTAAGAGGGGAACCGGATCGCCGGTAAAAGTAAACGAGTACGGATTTGAACACAGCGTAGCGTCTGGGGAGTATTTTTTAACCAAGGACGCAGCAATCAGCGCGGATAAGGTTATCGCCGTTGAATTGCCCAAGGATGAGACACCGCTTGAGGCAGAAAAGGCCGAGGTCGAAGAGGTTGCCCTTGAGCAAACCGAACTCCTTGAGGAAGAGGTGGAGATCCTCGACGCCGATGACTTAGAGGAGGTGCTTGAGGCAGGGGGTTCCCCCGGCGAAGGCTTGGGCGCGGAAGAAGGCGGCTTGGCGGAGGAAGGACTCACCGAAGAGGTGGAGGTGCTTGACGAGACCGCGACCGAAGAGCGTCACGAAAAAACCGAAGAAGCAAAAGTCCCGCGCAAAACGCGGAGGAAAAAGGGCGACCTCAAGTGACAACGAAAGTTGACAGAATAAACGCCGCGTATGTCGAGTTGCGTATCTCTGGCCTTACCTCCTCACCAACGGCGGAAGACCTGGAGC